TTGTTCCATACCTGCACCTTCAGGTGCTTGTTGTTGCATTACTGCTTTTACAAATTGTTCAAAAGATAATGTGCCGCCTTTGTTTTTATATTTAACATATTCCATCATAAGCATTTGTTCTGCTTGAGCTTGACCAGCGCCACCACCCATGCTTAAAAATGCTTTAGGCATTCTTCTAGACATGCCTGCACCACTTCTTATGTATTCTTCTTCTTCGTCTTCTACTAACATGCCGTTAGCATAACCTGCACGACCACCATCAGCAGCATAAAAATTTTGCATTACATATTTTTTCTGTGGCATGAAATCTAAACCAGCACCTGCATCACCTGCACCGCTGTAATAATTTTTTGCACGTTGAACTTGGTATCTTGGATCCATAACGTCTATATCTTCTTCCTCTTCATCACCACCCATTAAGAATGGGGCTGCAAGAGCCGTAGCACCTAAGCCACCCAATAATAATTTACCTGTATCAAAACCACCGTAGTTACCTAATTTATCTTTAGTTCTAAATAAATTTGAAAGACCACCACCTATGGTACCTTTGTTGCCTTTCATAAAATTACCAAAACCGCCTTTTAAAAAAGCTCCAAATTTATTACTACCAAAACCTCCGGTAAAACCTCCACCCAGTCCATAACCAAGGCCACCAAGTAAAGCCATCTTACCTATAGGACTTTTAACAATTTTCTTTACAGCACGACCAGCTTTCTTTACAAGTTTACCTAAGAAATACCTTTGTCTAGGATCCTGTAAGGAGCCTATTCCTGACTGTATTTGTTGGGGTTGTTGCATATTAGATATCGCCATAATTTTACCTTAATTTATGGTTTTACTTTGTTTTTCCGAACAAATCAAGCCTTGGCATGACTACGTTAACGTCCTTACGTATCTCATTTTCAGGGATATTTTTAGCTTTCCACTCTTCATCAGACTTATATGTCTCCCCTGTCTTTAAATTAGTAATTGTTGTAATTACTTCTGCGGGTTCTATGACAGGAATTTCTTTACCATCTATTATTGTTGTTTTCATTAGTCTACCTTCTCCTTGTTAATGTTCATATAACTAATTCCAATAGTTACAGAATCTGTTGAACTCATGGTTACTTTTAAAGCTGTACTACCTTCTACGATAAGAGGTAGTGTTAATATTTCTGTGCTTGAATTGGCCGCTAAACTTTGAGTGTTTACAATATTAAAAGTATTATTTTTAATAGTAATAGTAGGTGTGTTACCGGTATTATTAGTAACCCTAAATGATTTAATAACATACGTTTGATTAATAGTAGGTAACTGATCGGAACCAGAAGTACCAAACATAGCTGTTTCTACAGTTGTAGCTAAATCTACACCATAGAATTTAAATTGATTTACTGTAGCCATTATGAATCTAAAAAGAAACTTCTTGCTTCTATCTCCTGTTTTAATTCATCTTGAAAGGATGAATTTAATTTTGTTATTACGCCGTCCAAATCTCTAACTAAAGATTGAAAAGTTCTTTCTTCGTATTCTTTACTTGCTCTAGTTAATGATTGTACAATTTTTGCCATTAGTCTGCATGCCCCGGATCAAATGGATCATGATAGTTTTGTGTTGATCTAGCTTCTCTATTGTCATCCCCTCCAGAATAACTTGATCCTCCTCCTGTTTGATCCTTATAAGCATCTTGAATAGTATTGTAATCTTTTTTAGCTTGTGCTGTTTGAAGCCCTTTTAGTTCAGCTGCTTTTTCTGCTTCAAGTTTAGCTAATCTCTCATCTAATTTAGTACCACTGTAATCTCCATCAGCATATTTTCTAGCTAATGTTTTATTAATTGTATCTATTCTTTTTTGATAAGCTCTTTGTAAACCATATGTTGTAGGACTTCCATATCTACCACCTGTTATTGTATTTAAAAAACCACCTGATACAGGATTATAGCCTGCCATTAATCCAGATTTTATTCTTCCAACACTATCTAAATTACCTGCACCGCCGTAGTAGTCCCTAATATCTGTAAACCTAGAATCTTGTTTTGGAAGTGCCTTCATAATTCCTTGAAATATACTTTTGTCTCCAACAAAAGGCAGGTAATCCATTAAATTAAATTCTTCATCATCTTCTTCAAACATACCACCTTTATAATTTTGATTTCCATACATTTGAATTAAATCTTCATCTGTATATGTAGCATCCATTGCTCTATCTTCTCTAAGCTTGTCTACTATTTTTTGATTTAATGGATCTGCCATAGGAAATTTATTGTAGTCTGTTTGTGCGTATGGGTCAGCGTAAGGTCCTGTTTCAAATAATTGTTTATTAAAATCTGCTTGACTCATATTTAAAAAAGGAGAAGCACCAGGAGCCCCTATCTTATCATCATAACCTGCAAGAATACTATCATCACCACCGCCAGTAAAAGCATCTGTATTTACTATACCTTCATTAACAACAGTGTCAGTCTCTTCTACCGTAGGAATTTCAAAAGGATTTTTTAACCATTTTTGTTCTGGAATATATTTATAACCCGCGTCTCGTATCTCTTTATCAGTAGCCATTATCTTCTCCCGTCTGGTTGTATGTCTAATCTAAAAGTTCCCAGTTTCCAATCTTGAGACGTGCTTGTATTTTTAACAGTCATGGCAATTGATCTGGCACGTACTCGAGTATCTATTTTAGTGGTAGATGTCGTAGTTGTAAAGGTCTGTGTTTTAGAAGAACTATTGGGGAAATCCCTAGTCACAAAATTAATTGTTGTTGCACCTACTTGAGTAATAAAATCAGGTAAGAATCTACGTATTTTCATTATATATTCACCATCACCTCTAAGGTCCGGCGTCCCAACTACCTGTCCTGTATTGCTTCTTCTTTGTGTAATATCAAAATCACCAGAAGTTATAGTTCCAAGTACAGCAGTAGTCGCTCCTCCAGCTAGAACCTGATCGGTCCCTGTTTCCTGTTCATAGTATATTGTAGAACCATCTACGTTTCCTGCTACATCGTAAGAATCGTCATCGTCAAAATTATAATAGGTTGCATGTGGTTTACCAAATACTGCGGAGTCTGCCCAAGCAGCTCTGGCCAAACTACCTGTTGTCCAAATAGGTCTTTTAGCAGATGAGTCTAGATAATTATATGTAACTGATCTGTCGACTACATCAGACCCATTGGTACAATAATACCAAGTTACTTCTCCAAATAGATTATTTAATCCTGCATTAACAAGATCTCTTGCTGTAGTATTTATGTCGTCATAAACATAGTCTTCTACTAAACAAGGAACAGATTTTAATTGACCATCATAACTAAAGAAGCCGTTCTCTGACATCCAGTATGCTGAACCGTCTACTTCAACAGCAGCGTTCTTGCCAAGCAATCCGCAGTTAGTTCCAACTTGTTCAAATGCAAATGTAAAAGGTTGACCTACGAATCTCATAAGAAAGAGTGCAGTGTCGGTCCAAACATAGATTGCATCCCTACCTCTAATAGCTCCCATAATCATAGAGCCGTCTGCAAGTCTTTGAGTTCCTGCAGTGTTAGTTGCTGTTACAGTATATGCGTTTGTGCCACTAATATTTTCTTGATCTGAGAATCTTATAAACATATCGTCTTGACTATCGGTGTCCCCTACCGTTGTTTCAGTTCCAAAAAATACTAAGTGTCTGTCTGGTGTAGATACCATAACATGACGAGATGCTGTTGGTGCATTTGGTATTACTGTTGCTCTAATTGCTGTTGCATTTGTTGGAGCAGAATCCCATTCAAAACATTTACCATTATAAATAAGTGCAATTAATTTTGTTCCATAATTATCCAATACCCACATTCCAGGGTCCAGTGTTACGTCATCAGAAGATGATTCACCCCATGCAACATATTGAGATATGTTTGTTACTGTAGCTCCGGCTGAATGAGTAGCTTTAGTAGTTCCGTTTACACCTCTACCTCCGCCGCTCAATGTCCCTGTAGCAGTATTGTTGTTTGCGTAAGATATATCTTCAGTACCGATTCTTATTTCTCCTGATGCCGGAAACTGTGTAGAGTCTGCAAGAACTATGGTTGTAGTTACTAGATCAGTTAATGCGGTTGAAAGAGTTGTAGTCGATGGTCCCGAAACAGTTCCGGACCATTGTCCAGTACCCCAACCAAAACCTCCAACTTGTTGAGAAGGTCCAACACGATAATATAATAAAGCGTCTGCGCTACCTGTATTGGTCATTGGACTAGCACCTTCATTACCACCCATAGTTATTTTAATTGTAGTCGCTGATGGTGCGGAAGTTACCATATATTTAATATCTTCAAAGTTACCGTTTGCAAATGCAGAACCTGAACCACTAATACCACTCACGTTGTCAAACAAAACAATGTCATTATCTTGTAAATTATGGGCGGTTGAAAAAGTTACGGTTATTGTTGGCGAACCAGTTTGACTAGAAAAATTAACCCCGCTAATTGTAGTTCTAATTGGATGGATGTCATAAAAAATACCACCCGAATATACGTATAAAATTCTATTAGTTCCTATAGCAGCGTATTTAATACCATTATTATTGTCGAATTGATGCAAAGCTCTACCGGCGCCAGTTAGTTTATCGCTACCTAACTGCTGCCAACCACCTATTTTTTCAGGTGTTCCATATCTAAAACGCACATTATCGCCATCAAACCATTCCCCTTCAGCTCCGGTTTGTGTGACTTGTTTGTTAAACCCTGGTAAAAATCCTAATTTTTGTAACATAAAAAAACCTGTTTATTGGGTCTTATATCACATTTTTTAAGATTTCAATAGTCAACTGCTCCGTATTTTGTTATACAAATGCCCATAAAGATATATGTATTATTTAGATTTATTCAGCATACCCGTATTCATAGGGGATATTGATTCACAAAAAATTAACTTGAACAATAAAAGATTTAAAAAAACATGGCTATCTCAAATGCCAAGCACTTATGAACAGTCTAATAAAGAAAAACAAACATTAGAAAATGGTGAATACTTATTAAAAACAATTGGAAACTTATTAAAGGAAAAAATAAAACACCCCTTTCAATTATCTTTGACTAACATCTGGGAAAACTCTTATGTTCAGGATGATTACCAAGAACCTCATATACATGAAGATTGCGACTTTTCTTTTATAGTTTATAAAAAAGGTGAGGAAGGAAGAACTGTTTTCTTTAATCCGATTAAAAACTACCTAATGTTTTATAAAAATATCGCGCACATGTTTGATGGCATGTTTATACCAAAATGTAAAAAAGATCAGATTATTGTCTTTCCAAGTTTTTTAGAACATAT